CCAGGGAAGATCTTCTCCGTTTGGAGCAGGTAGAAAACGAATTACTGCATAACCATTGCTGGTTTTATCTAGTTCTGGTTTCCAAAGACGTTCATCTGCACTACCAGATGTGTTATTGATCTTTTCTACTTCTTTTACTAGTTTCGCAGTAAGACTACCAAGAGAAGATTGCTTCTTTAGATTTTCAAAAGACATTTGTTACCTCGGATTAAATTGGATTTGGCCTTTGAGACTTGAACATCATAGAGCATCAGTCGATTAATGTCAAGGGTGCTCCATCAGGAACAACAATTCGATATGCAATACTAGTTCTATAAATGTATTCTTTTTTTGGACCCAACGCTCTGTGAGGTTGACTCCCAGGAACAATTATAATTCTTCCTGGGATATATTTATAGGTTTCTATAACAGTTTCAAAGTCACGCATAACTTGAAATTCTCCACTCCAAGAATCATCCCAGACTGGATTAGTCATTACAATAATAGAATATTCAGAATTTTCTCGTCCATCAATATGAGTTGTTCCATTACAACCATTGTGTTGGACATTAGTATAGATTCCTTTTAAGTATAAATCATTTTGAATTTTTTCAGAAATTCCTTCAAATATATCAAAAAACATTCCTGCAGATGAATGCAATACTTCTACTCTATTAAAATTAGATCTTGAAAATATAGTAGATCCCATAAGTCTATGAGTTCCTTCATTACCATAAGGGAATGTTTTTCTATTTGCTATATTTGTTATGGTAACAGGTATTTGGCAAATTTGATTATAAATTTCATACAAGTATTCAGGATCAAAAAAATTATCAATGACTTCACATAACATACTATTCTCCTTTTTCTATTTGAGATTTCATACTCTCAACTAGATTGCTCATGTTTGAAAAAATAATATTCATATCAATATTATCTGGTAGTCCCATCATAGAAGTAGAATCTATAATACGATTTTTCATATCGATTGCATCTGGATCTGAAGATAAACTCAATCTAGTATATAAAACTTTTTGTTTATCCAATAATTCTTGTAATAAATTAACATGCTCGATTTTTTCTTTTCGATCCATGTCCTGAAACCTGAAAACATTTTTATACACTCTTTCTTGTAGTTCTGAAATTTGTTTCATTTCATCTTGAACTACTTCGGAATCAAAAAAACTCATAATACAACCTCCTTTAAAATTTTTTTATACATGAATATGTCAATATTTAGAAATGGACTATACTTTTTTATTTTTAAAGAGACTATCTCCCATATAGGATCATCCATTTTTTTATCAAAATTGTTTTTATAACCAAGTATTTTATCTAATACCACCATAGTTTCTATAGAAATATTATTTCTAAGATGTTCTTTTAATAATAATGGATGTGAGTTATTTTTTATTTCAAATACACTATTAAAATCTTTCCCTAAAAATAAAGATCCAACCTCTTCTTTAAAAACATAAGAAAGAGATTGGATTCTTTTTTTCCAGTCTGTATAATTCTGTTCTCCTTGTTTTATAATTTCACCAATCCATAATGTTTGAGGATCAGTTGAATAAACAAAATTGGATACAAAAAAGTTTACAATCTCATCATCATTTTTATTTCTAGATATTCTTTCAAACCAGAATCTATCTTTTCTTTTATAAAATGTCTGAAGATTTGCTCTACTTTTTCCGCAATATTTGTGGTAATCGTATTCTTTTTTTGTGAAATGATTTTTTAGAGCAAGATATGTTTTAAAGCAATCAAAGGGTGCCATAAATTAATCAGAAAAATAATTTTGCTCTAGAACTTTTTTTAAGGAAATTTAATTCAGTTGCTTCATATTTAATTTTTTCTTTTAGTTGCTTAGTGATTAATTTTGAAACTGATTCAACATCTAATTTATTTTGTTCACAAAAATAAACTATACTATCAATATAGTTCATATCTATATTTTCTTTATATACTCTTTCAATTTCTTTAGTAAACTTTACTGGACAATAAAATTTACTTTCTAACTCCTCCTGTATTTTTTCTTTTTGGTTTTGATTCATAATTGAAAAAACTGTTATTGGCATTTGATATAATATTTTATGATATTAAACTTATTATAAGTAATTACTATTGAAATGTCAATTTAGTTTATCATTTAAAAACTTTTTGATATATTTCACGAGAAGTTTAATATGCTTTTCTTTATCATATTCTTCATAAACTTCAACTTCTCCATTTTCACATGCCATGATGATGACAAATTTTTTAACGGATAAACCTGTCATCTCATGCAGCATACACGCATAAGCGCAGCACTGCACAAAATAACCTTCAATCCATTCCCTTGGTTTTGGTTTTGCCGAAGTCTTAAAGTCTATGATTGAAAGTTCTCCATCAAATTCTGCAATACAATCTACAGTTCCAGCAATACCTAAAAATTCACTATAAAGAGAACCTTCCAAAGCGTAAATATTATTTATGCGATCTAGTTCTGGTTTAGCGAGATAGAATAAGTGTTGTGACAAAGGTTGAACTGTAGGAAGTTCTGGAATGTTATACAAATAATTTTCAACAAGAGTGTGCATGTCAGTACCACGACTGGTTGCTTTCCTTGTAATTTTATCTGCTTCTTCTACACCTACTCGTTCACGCCATTTGTTAAAGAAATCTTTTTTGTAGTTACTAATAACTGAAGTAATAGAGACTAATTTTAATAGATCTTCTTTTCCTTGTACATTATAATACCTAACTCCATCAATAGTTTCTCTTTGGAGTTTGGGAAGATCAATTTTAACATGATTAAACATTTTTTTTATTTCTTAGTAATTTAAATGGACATGATTTTTTAAACAAAATATCTTGTAAATAAGATCTATTGTTTACTATACTATCTTGAAGGTTAGAAGCAACAGATTCATCGTATTCTAATTTTGTTTTTTCAACTAAAGAAAAATTATCATCAAAATTTTTAGAATAAAATCTTATTCTATAGATTGGATCATTTTTTTGAACCGAAACTTCTCTTGTGCAATCTACTACTTGAAATCCCATACTAGCACATCTGGGGTAGTTGGATAAATTCCACCACCCCCCAATAATAATTGCATTATTATTTCTAGAAGTTAATGGATGATCCATAAATTCAACCCAAATATCTTCACTTTCAGTCCAAAAATAATATTCTGGATATCTAAGTTGGAACACAGGGTGAGATCCAAAAAATTCATCAATATCTTCATGTTCATCAAAAGAAAAATACTCAATAGAATCTTTGAGATTGCTAGAATAATCTAGTTTATTTTCTTTTTGATTAGCAAACAAAGAAAATTCAAAAGGAGAATGGAATACAAATGTTCTATTAGATTTGTGTTGCCATACTGGACAATGGTGGTATGTATGTTTTTCTCCAGTATCAAAAAATTCTCCTGTTTTAACTATATCATTACCTGGATCTTTTTTATAATAAAATATTTTATGAGTGGTCATAGACCCAGTTCATGTTTAGCAATAATGTATTCTTTACAAATTCCTGATCTTACAATATCTTCTACTCCAAACTCTACAGTTTCAAAAGAAGGCATTAGTTTAAGAATCTTCATGAAATCAATAATTCCATTCTTTTCATTTGTTCTAATAAGATCTGACTGAGTGGCATCACCACAGAACATAATCTTGGAGTTCTCACCAACACGAGTAATGATACTATCAAGTTCATGGAAGTTTAGGTTTTGAAATTCATCAACGATAATGATTGCATTATCCAGAGTTGTACCACGAATAAAAGAAGTACTCCAAAAACTAATAGTACCTTGAGTCTTAAGGTTTCCATAGAGCATTTCAAAATCAGAATCTGATGGCATCTGGAACATGTATTTTACCATGTTCTTATATGGAATCTGATAAAGAGAGGATTTATCCTCATGATCACCTGGAAGAAAACCAATCTCCCTAGTTGCCACAAGGGAACGTACAATATAAATTTTTTCGTAGGGAGAGTTTTCATCAAGAACATCTTTCAATGCATTATAAAGAGTAATAAATGTTTTTCCAGTTCCTGCACATCCATAAGCAACTAAATGCTTTCCTTCCGAATAAGAAGTATAAAGTTTTTCTTGATTATCTGTTAAAGGTGGCAAATCTAAAACATAACTAGCATTAATAGGTTTTTTTCTCTTCATTTGTTTTGCAGTTAAACCAATTCCAATTTGTTCTTCTGCAGACTTTCTTCTTCTTGCCATAGTTTTCTACCAAATTTTTTGATTTGCACCTGGTGCTTTTTTAACTTTGTTCATTACTTCACCCCATCCAGAATGTTGTTTGATGAGTTTATCTTTCCACTCACCAACCTCACCAAAATTAGCACATCCTTCAGACCAATCTCTATGCCATTCTGGATTATCTTTATACCATTGAGTAATTTCATGAACACTCATTTCTATAGTTTTTCGTTCACCTGTTGTTTTGTTGATTATCGGATAAAAGGCCATAGTAATTAAATCTCTAGGGTTTTATTATACTTCATGACTTCAAATTCCACAAGTTTTTTCATGTAATTTAAATCATATTTTGGACCATGATATACAGTAGTCAATGGGCATTTAGTTTTACTTTCAGTATTTGAATAGTAAAAATATTTTACTGCTCCATATGCTTGACATCCATCATTAGATACTGGATCAATATAAATGTTGAGATGTGGAAAATTTTTCTTTATTAAAGTATTTCCTAAAATATTTAGAGCACAACCTCCAGACAGAACTAAATTATTGCAGTTGGGTTTTAAAGTTATTGCTTGTTTAACTCTATATAAAAATACTTCCTCCAAATATTTTTGAACTTTATATGCAATATTTGCCCTCTTCTGAAAATCATTTAAATCAACTTTCATTTCTGGGAAATATTTTTCATTAACAGTTCTATTAGGTAAGAATAAGTTCCTATCAGACAATATAGTTTTTTTAAAATTAAACTCTGGTAATTCAGCATCTTCTTGACCATAAGAAGATAACCCCATTGTCTTACCAGCATCTTCTCTATGAAATCCTAAATGATGAGTGATTGTACCATAAACAACACCAATATCTAAAGATGGATTTGCATCCCAAGCACTAGGTATCTCTGGAAAATTACTTGAAGAAAATAGTTGTGGATCATAATGTAAATTCTTATACAATAATTCAAAATTACTCGGATAAGAAGCATAGTATATACTAGAAGTTTCACTTCCTTGAATATAATTTTCTCCATCATCTAAAGGAAATTGAGCACCCCATCCATCAATTATCAGGCATATAGCATCATCAAAACCAGATCCATAAAATGCAGATGATGCATGATAAAAATGATGTTGTTGACTATCAAGTTCTATATTTTTTATTTCTATGCCTTGTTTATTCAAATAATTTAGGCAAATACGATGACTATATGATTTGTCAGATTTATAATCATAATCACAAAAATTAACAAGAATTAAATTATCAATCTCTTTAGTATAGTTTTTTACTAAACTTAAAAAAGAAAATGGTAAGTTTGAATCTCTTTTTAATCTACTTACACGTTCTTCTTGAACATATAATAAAACTTTTTCATCATCTAAAATGCATAATGAAGAATCATGCTCTGACCCTGAAATACAAACATTGATCATTTCAGCACTACCATCTTTAATTCTGGAAAATATAGATAATCTAATTTAGAATTAGTTAATGTTCTAATAGAATCTTCTACAGTTTCTACTATTGGTTCTCCTGCTAAATTAAAAGAAGTATTTAATAGCATTGGAACATCAGTTTTTTTATAAAAAGATTTTATTAGATTGTAATAATTTATATTATTATTTTCATTAACTGTTTGTATTCTACAAGTACCATCAACATGAACAACTGCTGGTACTTGATCTTTTTTGTCTTCAATAATATTGAAAGAAAATGTCATGAAAGGAGAAGAAGAAATACCAAACATTTCAAACCAATTAGATACCTCTTCTTCTAAAACACTTGCAGCAAAAGGTCTAAAATTTTCTCTACACTTTACTGTATTTACTATATCTTTTCCATTAGGAATTCTTGGGTCAAATATAATAGATCTATTACCTAATGCTCTTGGACCACATTCAGATTGTCCTTGGTATATTGCTCCTATTTTTTTAGATAGTATTAATTCTACAACATATTCAGTAGAAACATTATCTAGAATTTTTAGCATATTAACCTAGATACAAATTTTCAATAGGTCTAATTGTTTTATCTCCTGTAATTCCATGATGGAACCATTTAGCAGCACCTAAAGCAGTACCAGCATCATTTGAAATTGGATCAATAAAGAAATTAACATTCGGAAAATGCTTTAAGTACTTATAATTGTTAACACAATTTAGAAAATATCCTCCAGATAAAATAACATTATTTGATCCAGACAAATCTAGTGCTTTTTGAATAAGTCTAATAGTATGCTTTTCAGTTTGAATTTGAAGTTTCTTTGCTAATGCTGAATATTGTCCAAATGTGTAACTCTCTGGATCTAAAGTTTCTGGATTTATTCTTGGTTCTATATTTAGAATTTCCATTACAGATAAAAGTTTTTGTGATATATCAGGAGCAGTTACCCATTCACCATTATATTCATAGAACCATTCATCATTGACTAATTTTGTTTTTTCCAAATAATATTCTTCTTTTTCTTCTCTACTTGGGGGTGGATTTATTTGTTTAGAATGTCCATAAGAAGATAATCCCATTATTTTTCCAGAAGAATCATCTCCCGTATTCATGAAATAGCAAAAGGCATTAAAGTAATCTCCACAACTATGACTATGTGTAAAGATTTCTTTATAATTTTTATTTGGGTTTACGAAATATATTTCATCGTATTCATTTTCATGATCACTATCTAATAAAGAATAATGTTTAAATAAAGGAGTGAATCCATTATCATAAGAACACTTGTATATTGATTCAGTTTCTCTAAATGGATGTACGTATTTTTCCCTTATGCTTTGTTCATAAAAATCTTTTTCATAAGACCCTCCACCATCCAATACTACTGCAACTGCATCTTCAAATCCAGATCCATAAAATCCGCTAGCAGCATGATAAAGATGATGGTTTTCATGATAGAAAATTTTAGTTTTATAAGTTACACCAAACTCTTCAAGTTTCTTAGATATGCAATTTATTATTTTTAGATCTAAATTTTCCTGACCATAAGATGTGAAAATAATATAGTCTAATTCATTAGTATGTTCAAGTAATTTTTTTATTGCTGGATAGTATGGTGTACTAATATCTTCATCTCCAATACTATTATAAAACTCTTGATATCCATATAGTTTTTTTCTAGTCAGTCTATCATTTTCAATAAAATATACAACTTCTCCATCTTTTAAAAGACAACTAGAAGAATGATGTGAGATGTTTATTCCTAAA